ATTGCAGAAGGGCCTAGCCCATTAGCAAGAGCGCCGGCAGACGCCTCAGAGCGACGCGGCCTCACTATTCGAGCGTGAAACATCAGTAAAAACAGAGTTAACGTTCATGGTATGTTTCACGTGAAACACTGACGCGGCGGGGGCTGCAATGGATGAAGGCTCCCTGTGGGTCTCCGCTATCCTGTTCATCACGGTCGGAATGCCGTTCATTCTGGCGTGCTGGCTCTTCATGAAGAAGGGGATCGAGCCCGCCAAACAGGCGCTCGGCCTTTTCCGCATAAACGACTTTGCGATTGAGAAGATCAGGCAGGCGGTCATCGCCAAGTGCAAGGACGCCAAGCTCGAGGGATTGCCCCGTCTCCAGGCAGAGGCGCTGGTTGAAAACCTCGCCTGCCACGCCATTGCCGAAGCCTTCTCGGAGATTTACCCGGGCCGCCCCTTCGAGGTGAAGCGCAACTGGCCGCAAGCCCGCTGCATCATCAGCGGCAACATCGCGGTTGTGGATTGCTGGATGGGTCTCGACTACGCCGACGATGGCGAGGGCGTGAAGCCGGTGAATGTGGAAATTCGGCGGTCTCCGGCACTGCAGCTTGATACCCGCAAGCCGATCAAAGCGGCCCTCGGGGATTCGCACGGCCTGCCGACCAACCGATCGAACGAGCGGCCAGAACCGCAGAAAGCGACCCCGGTTCAAGGCACTAAGGCGACGCCGAAGCGCGCCAATCTTCGGAACACCTGAGAATGATCGGCACCTTCGCCAAACTGAAAGCCCCGCTTGCGGGTGGTCGTGGCCTTGCCCGCGTCGAGTTCTCCAAATCGTTCGCCAAGGTCGACCCCGAGATCCGGCTTTCCATGCTGGAGCAGGCGATGAAGCAGATGCGGGATGCTTACAGGGTCGCTGAAGCCGACCACCGCATCAAGCTTGCGCATGAAGACGCCCGCAACGCTGAAGCGATCCAGCTGAGGGCGTAGGAACAGCTTATGCCCGACATGATCGCCTTCATCAGGGAGAACAATCGCCGCACAGTCCGCGGCATGTCCTTCGACGATCACACTGGCCGCCTCACCTGCCAGATCATGGAAGGCGAGACGATCAAGCCGAAGCTGAACATGGAACACTGGCTCGGCAACGGGGTGACCATTTCCAGCGCAACCGTCAGCAATGACGGCGGAACCGCAACGCTTTCGCTTTCAACCCCGGAAATCACCCTGACAGTCTCATCCGTCGACAGCATATGCGATTCTGACCTGACCATCACAGCAAGCGATGGGCGCATAAGGGTCGAGAAGTTCAGATTCATCGCTCCCAACTTCGCAGGGACAGATGATTACGGGAGCTATGTAGGGACGTGAGAGGCCGCGCTAATGGCTGACGCCAATGAACGGCCGCACCTGACCGAACAGCAGGAACTATTCTGCCAGAGCATGGCAAAAGGCCTGAACCAACGGGACGCTTACAGGGCGGCGGGATACAAAACGGCCACTGACGAAGCGACTGATGCAGCAGCTTCAAGGTTGTTAAGCAATGTTAAGGTGAGCAATCGCCTCGCACAGCTGCGTGCTGGAGCCGCAAAACGGACAGAGCTGACCGCCGCTTATTTCGCCAAACGGCTAGAGCGGATTGCGGCAGCGGCAGAGCGGACCATCTTCGCGGCGTCTATTCCCGGCGAACAAGCGGAAGCTACCAGCGGCGTTGACACAGAGATTCTGGCTCTAAGCGCCAAAGAGGCGGCTGACGTTGCCCGTCAGCATTCAATGGACGCTGCAAAACTTCTCGGACTGGTGATCGACAAGGCGGAGGTCACTGACAAGACGGTTTACGCCGTAACCAACAGGCCGCAGACGGAAGAAGAATGGCAGACGGAGTTCACGCCGGGGCCATCCGTAAATTAGCGTGGGCGCCACAACCAGGGCCGCAGACTGCTTACGTAAACTGCCCGGTATTTGAGGTTTGTTACGGCGGCGCACGGGGGGGCGGAAAGACTTCAGGCTCGCTAGGCGAATGGCTGCTTCACGACTACGAGGCCGGCCAATACGCTCGCGGCCTGTTCATTCGTCGCAAGCTGACGGATCTGGAAGACACCATCGAGGAGGCGCGCAACCTCTACGAACCGCTGGGTGCGCGATGGCAGGAGCAGAAAAGCCAGTTCCGGTTCCCATCCGGCTCAATCCTTCGCTTCCGCTATCTTGAGCGAGACAAGGACGCCGACAACTATCAGGGCCACCAATATACGCGTGTCTATGTCGAGGAGCTGACCCAGTTCGCCAGCGACAAGCCGGTGATGAAGCTGAAGGGCACGCTGCGTAGTCCGCACGGTATTCGCTGCGGAATGCGGGCGACCTGCAACCCGGGCGGTCCCGGGCATACTTGGGTCAAGGCTCGCTATATCGATCCGGGCGCCTACAAGATCGTCCACGAAGAATTCACCAACCCGTTCACCAACGAGGTCCAGAAACTAGGCCGGGTTTTCATCCCGGCTCGCCTGAGCGACAACCCGCTGCTTCTGGAAGCTGACCCGCTCTATGTCGCCAAGCTTCAGCAGACTGGTTCTGCCGAGTTGGTCAAAGCCTGGCTCATGGGCGACTGGAACATTGTCGAAGGCGCGTTCTTCGACGGATGGAAGCCAGAACGCCACCAGATCAGGCCGGTGAAGATACCCAGCCACTGGCTGCGCTTCACAAGTTTCGACTTCGGGAGCGCCAAGCCTTTCAGCGTAGGCTGGTGGGCGGTTGCTTCCGATGACACCCGCCTGCTGACAAATGGCGGAAAGATCACTCTGCCGCGCGGAGGCTTGGTCCGCTATCGCGAATGGTACGGAATGCAGCCGGGCCAGCCGAACGTAGGGCTCAAGCTGACGGCTGAAAGTATCGCTCGCGGCATACTGGAGCGCGAGCAGTCGGGCGAGACAATTGGCTACCGAGTAGCTGACCCGTCCATCTGGGCGGAATCTGGCGGGCCATCGATCGCGCAGCGTATGGCTGCGGTGACGGTCGAAGGTAAAGGAAAAGTCGTTCAGAAGCGCGCCGATAACAAGCGCGTTGCAGACCTTGGTTCAATCGGCGGCTGGGACCAGATGCGCGCTCGGCTTGAGGGCGAGGCGCCTGATCGCCCGATGCTGGTGACGTTCGAGACGTGCAGGGATTCGATACGCACCATTCCAACGCTTCAGCATGATCCGAACCGGGCGGAAGACCTCGACTCAAACGCTGAAGATCACGCAGCCGACGACTGGCGATATGGCTGCATGTCGCGGCCTTGGATCATGCCTGCGCCGTCTGCGCCCAAGCGCAAAGATGATTGGGCCGGAAACGAAAACGACTTCGACGATGTCGATTGGAAAGCCGCATGAACGAGCAGCAGGTCGACAAGCTGATTGAGACCGGCGCGCTCTCGGCAACCAACGTGCTTGTCCGCTTCATCACGGACGAGGGTCGCTTCCGCAAGGTCAAGTTTCTGGTCACTGACGCCGACAAGGTGGATCTGCGCGAGATGCTGACCACCTGGATCAAAGCCAGAAGGCAGGACTGAATTGGCTGTTCAGACGCGTCAAAAGCAGCGTGCTGGCGAGTATAGCCAGAGCACCGAACTGCGCGGCAAGGAGGAGGGCGGGGAAGAGGCCCTGCTGCGCCGTCTTACGCGCTGGTTCGAGGAATCCGAGGAAGCCAGCCGCGACGCGCGGCAGAAGGCTGAACGCGATCAGGACTATTACGACAACAAGCAGCTGACGAACGAAGAGATCGAGAAGCTGAAGCAGCGCGGGCAGCCGCCTGTTGCAATCAACCTGATCCGCCGCAAGATCGACACGCTGCGGGGCGTTGAGGTCAAGCAGCGCTCCGATCCAAAGGCATGGCCGCGCACGCCGGCAGATGCTGACAGTGCCGAGATTGCCACTGACACGCTGCGCTATGTGTTCGACTCGGCCAAGTACAACCAGCAGGTCCGCAAGTGGGTCTGGAAAGACCTGATCGTCGTCGGCTGGTCGGGTGTCCAGCTGCAACTGAAGGACGAGGGTCGACCGGACAAGATTTCCCGCGCTGTGGGAATGAAGCCGAACAAGCGGCTGGTGTGGAAGAAAACACCGTGGGACCGGATGTTCTGGGACCCGCACTCGGCGGAGCATGACTTCTCGGACTGCCTGTATCGCGGCCTTGTCCTGTGGAAAGACAAGTCCACCGCCGAGGATATGTACCGCGACAATCCCAAGGCGCTGGAGACCATCAACTCCACCTTCGACAACGCCAAGGCAGGTGAGAGCTACGACGACAAGCCCAAGAGCCAGTGGGTCGATGCCAGCCGGAAGCGTATCCGCATCGTCCAGATCTGGTGGAAGGAGATGGGCGACGTCATGTGGGCCGAGTTCGTTCAGGGCGGTATCCTGGATGGCGGTCCTAGCCCGTTTGCCGACGACAATGGCGATCCGTGCGACAACTTCGTCTGGTCGTCCTGCTACGTAGATCGGGATAACAACCGTCACGGCATCGTCCGCGACATGATTGACCCGCAGGACGAGGTCAACAAACGCCGCTCCAAGTCGCTTCACCTCCTGACCATGCGTCAGGTCGTGGCGGATGAGGGCGCGGTTCAGGACGTCGAGAAAGCCAAGCGGCAGATCGCGCGCCCCGATGGCTGGATCACCAAGACGCCGGGTCTCGAACTGGAGATTGTCCAGAACCAGGACTTGTCGTCAGGCCAGATGGCGCTGCTCCAGCACGCGACGGCCGAACTCGAGAAGATGGGGCCGGACGAGAGCCTATCTGGCCGTGGGGCCGCAACCTCAGGCCGAGACAGGCAGGCCCAGCAGCAAGCCGCCATGATCGCCCCCGGGGCCGTCATGGACGATCTGATGTGGCTGGACGCCCGCTGCTACAACCTCGCCTGGACGACGGTACAGAAATACTGGACGGCGCCTCAGTTCATCCGGGTCACGGATAACGAGGATGCTCCGAAGTTCGTAGGCCTCAATGAGCCGATGATCGACCAGGCTACGGGCCAGATGGTCGAGATGCGGAACAAGCCGGCAGAGATCGACGTCGACATCATCATTCAGCCTGCGCCCGATACTGTGGCGATCGAGCAGGAAGTCTGGACCGACTTCGTGACCCTGCTGCCGACGCTGGTGAACATGCCGCCGCACCTGCAGGAGTTCTCGGTTGAACTCTCGCCGCTGCCGTCGTCACGCAAGCGTGTGCTGATCGAGAAGCTGAAGACGGTCGTTCAGCAACAGCCGCCTGATCCGATGCAGGTCCGGGCTGTCGAGGCTGAGGTCAAGGGCAAGGAAGCGACGGCCGCCAAGACTATGGCCGAGGCGCAGAAGCTGCTGATGCCGGAGGAGCAAAAGCAGGCCGATCCGTTTGAGGTGCAGAAGGCGCAGGCCGAGAACCAGCTCAAGGCTGGCGAACTCACGCTGCAGGCGCAGGAACAACAACTGAAGGGCCGCGAGCTTTCGCTTAAGGAAGCGGAGCTCCAGCTCAAGGCCGATGAGATGGCCTCCAACGAGCGCATCGAGATGGCGCGTTTGGCTGATGCGGCAGACGCGCGCCAGCAGGAGCGTGAGCGAGCCTTCATGGAAGCGGCTCGCACGGCTCAGGAATCGGCCAGCGCTGCACAGGCGCAGCCCGCACAGGCAGCAGAGCCCCAAGCCCAGCAGCCGGATCGTGGAATGGAAGCGGTTGGCATGGGCCTTCAGGCGATTGCCGAGGTCATGGGCCGCCCGAAGCAGGTTCAGCGTGGACCTAACGGCGAAGTCACAGGGATAGGCTGATGTCAAAGTCTAACGCATGGGAAACCGCGCTGCTGAA